GCAGCTAGTGGAGATTTATTAACGTCAGAAATCACCGTATCAATCCTAACGAGCTGGAGTTAAAATGAGTTCACAAGCAGAAGACTTAGCCTTCTTAATCAAGATAGGCCAAATCAAGGAAGCACCAAAACAAACCGCACAAACTAAAAAAGAAGAGGAATAACAATGGCCATATACTTAAATAACAATGTAGGCGTTAAATTGGCTACTGCCGCTGCGCCTACAGTACCTTCAATAGATATTAGTTCTTATGTATCTAACGCAGTAATTAACCAAATCGTAGACGAGCTTGAGGTCACAACAATGGGCGATCTTTCTCACCGCTTCGCTCAGGGTTTGCAATCTGCCACATTTTCTATCGACTTTATCAATGACTGGGCATCTTCTCAGGTTATGCAGACACTTAACGCTGCATTTGGAACAACTTTAGCAGTATCAGTTATCACAGTTAAAGGCACTGCAGTATCAGCCGCTAACCCAACTTACCAATTTTCAATCCTGGTAAACAACCTAACCCCAATTGGGCAAGGTGGCGTAGCCGAAATTGCAACATCTAGTCTGTCCTTTACAGTAAACTCGGTAGTAACAGTGTCCTCATCGGTGGCATTTTAACTAAGGAGTAATAATGGCAAAGCTAAAGATAACAAGGGCTAATGGTGAAGTATCTGAGCATAAGATAACACCAGGTGTCGAGTACGCTTTCGAAATTAGTAAGGGCATGGGCATCTCTAAAGCTTTACGTGAGTCAGAAATGCAGAGCCATATCTATTGGCTAGCATGGGAATGTTTACGTAGATCAGGTGCCCAAGTACCTTTATGGGGCGCAGAGTTTATTGACAGCTTAGAAACTGTCGAGGTATTAGACGAAGAAAAAAAATAGTACAGCGTGATTCCATTCTCTATACGGTGGCTGCTTTAAGTGTAGAGACTGGAATTGCGCCTAGTGAGTTTATCAATATGGATTCAGACATGCTCACAGCAATAATGCAGGTGTTAAGCGATAGAGCAAAGGAGATCAGAAATGCCAGTCGTAGTAAACGGCGTTAGAGAATTCCTTAAAGCTATTGATGAAATAGACGAAGATATGTATAAAAACGTTAGAGCAAGTCTTAAAGCACCAATGTTACAGACTGCTAACAAGGCTAAGCAATACTTGCCTAGCAATCAAAATGTATTAAGTGGCTGGCTTAAACAAGCGCCACAACAACCAGGTCAACGCAGACCATTTCCTGCCTATGACCAACAAACCGCACGATCAGAAATTAAATACAAACTTGGCCCTAATAAGAAAAACAAAAAAGGGTATAGCGTTTACAATTATGTATCTAATGAATCTGCAGCTGGTGCTATTTATGAGACTGCTGGTCGCAAGACTTCTGGGCAAGGTGGCGCATCATTAAACCCTAATGCTGGCATTCAATTTATAGCTGCACTACCAGGTGTAGAAGATGCAACTATGGCAGGATCAGTAGGGCGTAGAGGTCGCAAAAATAAAGGCCGTGTTATTTTCAAAGCTTGGAAAGAAGAACAAGGCGATGCGTATAAGGCTATTGAAAAAGCCATTAACGATGCAGTATTTGATTATTACAAAAAATTACCTTTAGAGAAAAAAGGGCAGGTATTAGGATTTTACAAAGAGCGATCAGCTCGTGGATTTAAGGGACTATAACCGTGCCTACCTTAGTCGTATCTGCTCTCAGCACCTTTGATAACAAAGGATTAAAAAAGGGTAAAAAAGAAGTCAGCACTTTTGAAAAACAAATAAAGAGTTTTGCCAAAGTCTTTGCTGCAGCGTTCAGCGTTACAGCTTTAACTAATTACAGCAAAAAAGCAGTACAAGCATTTATGGCAGATGAGAAAGCCGCCAAGTCATTAGAGCAACAATTAAAGAATACTGGCTATCAATTTAGTGGCCCAGCGGTGGAAATGTATATTGCCGATCTACAAAAAACTACAGGCGTATTAGACGATCAATTACGACCAGCATTCCAGCAATTATTGACAGTCACAGGATCACTCACCACAAGCCAAGATGCATTAAATACTGCATTAAACATAAGCGCAGCAACAGGTAAATCATTAACCGAAGTAACCTCAGCTCTATCACGTGGCTATGCAGGCAATACCACAGGTCTAAGTAGATTAGGTGCTGGACTTAGCAAAACATTATTAAAAACTAATGACATGAATTTAATCATGGGTGAACTTGACAAAAAGTTTGCAGGTCAGTCAGCGGCTAGATTAACTACTTACGCTGGAAAGATGGATCTATTAACTGTAGCAGCCGCTAATGCACAGGAAATTATAGGTAAAAGTTTATTAGATTCTTTAAGTGCATTAGGTGATGATAATAGTATTGAAAGCTTGACAAAAAGTATGGAAGATTTTGCTACAGCCACAGGTGATGTAATTTATGGCTTGGGCATAGTGGCTAAAAGGATTAAAGAATTAACAACCATACCTGGGGTCGGCAGTTTATTTGATGTAAAAAATATACCAGTTATAGGTGCGTATTTAAGTGGTTTCCAACAAATAGGTAAAAATGCAAGAGAAACAAATAACTCTCAATTTAACACAGTAGCCCGCCCATCTTCTGCAGAAATTGCAATTCAACTTAAATTATTAAAAGGCAAAAAAGATGAATTAGCAACCCTGCAAAAGAAAAACGCTATAGAGAATAAGAACGTAGAAGAACTTAAAAAGAAGTTTGATCTAGAGCGCATAGGCATAAACGCAGCTTTGAACAATGCCACCGATGAAGAGACTAAGTTACGTCTAAAATCACAGCTAGCAATCCTAGACAATAACGAGGCTTTGGCTAAAAAGTATTTAGCGGAATTAGAAGCAACTGAGGCATTAAGAAAACTTGCCGAGCAAGCAAAACTGGCAGGTATGTCTTTAGAAGACTTTGCATTATTTAAGGTAAAAACATTAAACACTAAGATAGATGATTACCTACAAAATACAGCCCTAGAAATGGTGCGAGCATTAAACGCACAGATAGCTGCATTCATAGCTTCATTAGGTGGCGTTAAAACACCGGCTTCAACTGCAGCACCTACTTACTCTTATGCCCTATCTACAGCTCAAGCAACTAACGAAAAAATAGCTGCATTTCAAAAAGATGTAGCAATAGAATCTACGCGAGAATTGAACTCACGCATAAATGAATTTTTAAGCCAAAATAATGCTCAGCGTTCTTCTTCACAAACCCCGATGGATATTAGATTAACTGTAGATGCAGGTGGCGACAGGCTAAGTCAGGCTATAGCAGAGAGCATACAGGTGGCTACAAGGTCGGGTTACTCAACAGTACCTAATGGCTTTATAGTATGACCGTACCAGTAATAAATGCTGTAATTAACTTTAGCACTGGGCCTAGTTTTGCTCAGGCTATGATATTAGATACAGGCATATTAGACACTAACGTATTAGCCGATAGCGCAGCTGTAATTGTAGATGTGTCTAATCAGGTTAACCGCATAGAGACTAACCGAGGCCGTACTGCACTATCAGATCAATTTCAAACAGGCGCACTTACTTTACGCATAGTAGATCAGTCGGGCGACTTCAACCCAATGAACGTGTTGGGGCCTTACTATAATTTATTAACACCTATGAAAAAGGTGCAGATTACTGCAACTTATGGCAGTGTTACTTATCCTATATTTTCAGGATTTATTACAAGTTACGTAACAACATACCCAGATGAGTCTGGTGAAGATTTAGCCATAACCACAATACAAGCAGTAGATGCGTTCAGACTTGCGCAGTTAGCCCAAATCAGCACAGTTGCAGATTCTGGTGCTGGACAATTATCTGGCACACGTGTAAATAAATTATTAAATTCTATATCCTGGCCTGCCACTATGCGTGATGTAGATGCAGGACTAACTACTATGCAAGCAGACCCAGGCACTAACCGCACAGCATTACAGGCGTTAACTACTGTGGCCACGTCTGAGTATGGTGCTTTATACGTAGATGCATCTGGGTCGTTTGTATTCCAAGACCGATCTGTTACAGCTGGATCTATAGGTGGCACACCTACAGTCTTTGCAGACAATGGCACAGGCATAGATTATTTTGATGCTAGTTGGATTCTTAACGATGTTTTAGTATTTAACAAAGCCACTATTACAAGAACAGGTGGCACTGCACAAGTAGCCTTAAATCAAGCAAGCATAGATAAATACTTTTTACACAGTTACTTTCAAGACAACCTACTTATGCAGACCGATGCCGTAGCCCTAGATTATGCTCAGGCTTATGTTGCCAGTAGAGCTGAGACAACGATACGGGTGGATTCTGTAGTGCTCGACTTGTATACGCCTAATTACAATACAGGCATAATTGCAGCCCTAGACCTAGATTTCTTTGATCCTATAAAGGTAATTACTACCCAGCCAGGCGGATCTACCCTAGAGAAAACATTACAAATTTTTGGTGTAAGAATGAACATAACACCGAATAGTTGGAAAACCACGTTCACGACATTAGAGCCAGTCATAGACGCATTTATCCTAAATGATACGATTTATGGCACTTTAGACTATAATGTC